CACTTCTATATTCGTAAAGGTGAAAAGCTAGAAAACCCAGAGTTTGGTACTGTAATTTGGGATATTCTTTTTGAACCTTTTACAGAAGAAGTTAAAAACATTATTTCTAAAGATGTCGAAACAATTATTAATTACGACCCACGTATACAGGTAAACGAAATACAAATAGACAGCACGGACCAAGGAATAAGAATACAGGCTGATATCACCTATATTCCTTTTAACATCAACGAACGTATGACGTTTAACTTTGACAAAAACAATTCTATCATTAACTGACCAGTTAATTTTGTTTGGTAAATATAGGATAGGACCTAAAAATGACAACAACCGCTAGACAAAATAACCTTATTTTAAATCAAGATTGGACTAGAATCTATCAGACATTTAAAAATGCTGACTTCAAATCCTACGATTTTGAAAACCTACGTAGAGTTATTATTACGTATCTACGTGAAAATTACCCAGAAGATTTCAATGATTACATTGAAAGTTCTGAGTATATGGCCCTTATTGACGCTGTTGCATTCCTAGGTCAAAGTCTAGCCTTCCGTATTGATCTAGCCAGCCGTGAAAACTTTATTGAACTAGCAGAAACTAAAGAAAGCGTCCTACGAATTGCAAAAATGCTCAGCTATAATGCCAAGCGAAATGTTGCATCAAAAGGTCTATTAAAGTTTTCTACAGTTACTACCACAGAAGAAATTGTAGATAGTAACGGCAAAAATTTAGGTAATCAAATTATCAGCTGGAACGACCCAACTAACTCAAACTGGTTAGAACAGTTTCTATTAGTGCTCAACTCTGCAATGGCAGACAACACTGAGTTTGGCCGAAGCCAGGGTTCTGCAGTCATTGAAGGCATTCAAACAGAACAATATAGATTTAGAACAATTAGTCAGGATGTGCCAATTTTTGCTTTTACAAAAACTGTAGCAGCTAGAGGTATGAATTTTGAAATTGTCAGCACCGCATTTACTGGTGCAGAAACACCATATGAAGAGCCGCCTGTTCCTGGCAACCAAGTAGGTTTCATTTATAGAAATGACGGTGCCGGTCCTGGAAGCGCCAATACTGGATTCTATATGATGTTCAAGCAAGGTAGTCTTGAACTTGCTGACTTTGCTGTCGATGCTCCAACTACTAATGAAACAGTGGCAGTTGATGCTACCGGAATTAACAATGAAGACTTATGGTTATATAGACTTGCACCTAACGGTGCCCAACTTGATCAGTGGACACAGGTTGCTAACCTAGTAGGCAGCAATATTGTTTATAACAGTATTAACCAAGATATAAGAAACATCTATTCTGTGTTGACTAAAACAGATGATAGAGTTGATTTAGTATTTGCTGACGGTGTTTATGGAAACTTGCCTCAAGGATCATTCCGTGTTTATTACAGAGTTAGCAACGGACTAAGTTATGTAATTTCTCCAAACGAATTAAGAGGCATTAACATTTCTATCCCTTACATCAATAAGAGGGGAGAAGAACATAATATTACTATTGGTCTAGGTTTACAATATACTGTGGCAAATTCTGCTGCGTCTGAATCAACAGACAGCATTAGAACTAATGCGCCTGCAAGTTTTTATACACAGAATAGAATGATCACCGGAGAAGATTATAATCTTGCTCCGCTAACCAGCAGCCAAAACATTTTAAAAATTAAATCTGTAAACAGAGTAAGCTCAGGTATTTCTAGAAATTTTGATGTTATTGATGCCACAGGAAGATACAGCTCTGTAAATGTATTTGCCAACGATGGTTATGTATACAAAGAAGAAGTTGAAAAAATTCTATCGTTTAAGTACACCAGCAGAATTGACGCTGTTAACTTTATTAGACGCAGCGTTGAGCCAGCGTTTACCAGCAACGATGTTTATAACTTTTATCTAACAAAATTTGATAGAATTTTATTTACAGATACAAACGTAGTATGGAATCAAGTCACTACAGATGTAAATCTCTGCACCGGATATTTTAAAAATAACGTTGACAATTCATTGTTAAAAGTAGGCACATATTCTACTAATAGTTTAAAGTATGTTTCTTCTGGTTCTTTAATTAAGTTTGTGCCACCTGCTGGATATTCTTTTAAGAAGGGAAAAACAGTTGTTACTTCTGCAGATGATCCTGATCAAGTAAATTATCTATGGACAAAGGTTGTTAAAGTAGTCGGAGACGGAACTAATGCCGGCCGCGGAATGTTAACAACAGGATTAGGTCCAGTGTCATTTAGCGACACTATTCCAACAGGTGCTATTGCATCTAGAATTGTTCCAAAGTTTATTAACGATCTTCCAATTGCAGTCGAAACAGAAATGGTAAACCAAATATCTCAAGATTTAAATTTTGCTTTGAGATTTAATGTTTCAGATCAAACCTGGAAGATTATAACTTCAACAAACCTTGATCTGTTAAGCGATTTTAGTTTAGGTAAAGCTGGCGATACTACTAATGCTAACCTAGACAGTTCTTGGCTTATGGCCTTTGTAAAAGAAGCAGATTACTATAACATTAGAATTCGTTCTATGAACTATATTTTTGGTAGCGTAGAACAAAATAGATTTTATTTTGATGCTAACGAAAAACAGTACAATAATCAATTAGGTCGCGTAGTCAAAGACACTATCAATGTCTTAGGAATTAACACAGGCAATGACAGAATAAATGTTTTAAAATCTGATATTGATTTTGAAATAGATGATACTATTAAATTTGACGATGGATACGAAAGTACCGCAGAAATTAAATTATCTTTTAGAGACTCCGACGATGACGGAGTTATTGACGACCCAGATGCGTTTGAAGAAATAGTTGGCGAAGACAATCAATTGAGCTTTATCTTCTTCCAGGAAGTTTTAGACAACACAGGTTATCTAACCAGAACATTAATTGATAACAGCAACGACACGATATTAGTCCGCCAAAAAGAATCTGAAATTAATGTCAGCGATTACGTCGATGGACAATTAATCTATTTCTGGGATGCAAATGAAAACAGAGTCAAGCGTGTACATAGAGCAACAAACACATTGGTGTTAGATAACACTTATAAAGGTGTTGTCGGTCGCGACAAGTTAAAGTTCCAATACATTCACAATGCAAGTATCAATAGAAGAATTGATCCAAGCTCTAGCAACATCATTGACGTTTACATTTTAACTAGAAGTTACGATACTAGTTTTAGAAACTTCTTAATGGGCGGTGAAGACGAGCCAGTTGCACCAGACAGCGACAGTCTTCGTATTAGCTTTGGTTCTAAGTTAGATACAATTAAATCTATCAGCGATGAAATCATTTATCATCCTGTAGAATACAAAGTATTGTTTGGGCCTACAGCAGATGAAAAGCTACAGGCACGTTTTAAAGTTGTAAAAAATCCTGCAAAGAGCATCAACGACAATGATTTGAAAGTAAGAATTATTACAGCTATCAACGAGTTTTTTGATGTTAATAATTGGGACTTTGGTGATAAGTTTTATCTCAGCGAGATGATAACCTATGTAATTAATAGTGTAGCTCCTGATGTTAGCAATATGGTAATATTACCAAGACAGACTAGCCAAGAATTTGGTAGTCTATTTGAAATTCAAAGCAAGAGCAGCGAGATTTTTGTCAGCGGTGCAACAGTGGACGACATTGAAATTGTTTCAGCAATTACCGCAGCAGAAGTAAGAGCAAGTGTTAACAGTATTGTAAGTACAACATAATATGGCAAATAAAAAATTCCCACAAAGTCAAATCCCAGTAAGAAAGACCGTAGAGCTATTGCCTACGATTTTTAAAACTGATACCAACGATAAATTTTTATCTGGGGTAGTTGATCCGCTGGTTCAGCCGGGCGTATTACAAAAGACTGTTGGCTACATAGGAAGAAGATATGGAAAAACCTATAAAGGTACAGATATCTATCTTGACACTGATAACACATTAAGAAGTCGCTACCAATTAGAGCCAGGAGTTGTATATTCGAAAGATCAAAAGATCACCAACTACTACGATTATCTTGATTTTAAAAATCAATTAAAGTTCTTTGGTAACACTCAAGAAAGAGATGACCTGTTTACAAAACAGGCACACTATACTTGGAATCCCCCAATCGACTGGGACAAGTTTGTTAACTATAGAGAATACTTTTGGGTTCCAAGCGGCCCGCCTTCTGTAAAGATTTCTGGTCAGTCGGCAAAGGTTACCAGCACATATAAAGTTCGTTCTTCTGTAAATTCTTTTGTCTTTACTCCGGACTCGTTTACAAATAACCCAAGTCTAACTTTATACAGAGGACAAACTTACAAATTTAATGTTAATGTTCCCGGTGATGGGTTTGTAATTAGAACTAGCTATGACACTGGTTCTATTCTATATAACCCTGTTAAAACTTATTTTGCCGGCAGCATTGTTGTCTACGACAATAAATTATGGAAAGCTCTAAGAGAAGTTCTGCCTACAGACGGTAGCAGTATTGACCTTGACAGTCAAGATTGGCAGTTTTTAGAAATTGTTTCAAGCCAGGCAGTGTCGTTAGATTACAACCAAGGTGTTACAAATAATAAAGTTGAAACTGGTACAGTTACATTCTCAGTACCTTACGATGCCCCAGATGTCCTATATTATCAAAGCGTTACAGATCCAAATAAATTTGGTCGTTTAATAATTTCTGATATTGAAAGCAACACAAAAATTGACATCGAAAAAGATATTGTTGGTAAAACAAATTATACCAGCGGCAACGGAATTGAATTTACAAATGGTCTAGTTGTAGAATTTACAGGCCTAGTAACTCCTGCTGTCTATGCTACAGACTCTTGGTTAGTAGAAGGCGTTGGCGATAAAATTACTTTAACTAAATTTAATAGTTTGGTTATTCCTGTTTTAACTACAGAAGTTCCCGAAGTGTTGTTTGACAATGACGGGTTTGATACACAACCGTTTGATGATGCTGCGGCCTATCCTGGAGTTAAAGATTACATTACTATTAGTAAAGACAGCCAAGATAAAAATCCGTGGAGCAGATACAATCGTTGGTTCCACAGAAGTGTTTTAGAATATTCTTATTCTTTAAGAGGGCAAGATTTCTCTGCAGACGAAACTGCTAGAGCCAAGCGTCCAATTATTGAATTCCGTCCTAACATTAAATTGTTTAACCACGGAGCAGTTGCTAAAGAAGTTGTAGACTATATTGACAATTTTACAGACGACATTTTTAGTAAAGTTGAAGGTAGTACAGGATATAACGTTGATGGCGAATTCTTATTTGAAGGTGCAAGAGTTTTAGTCACAGCCGACACTGACACCCTAGCAAACAATAAAATCTACCAAGTAACATTTATTACACATAATGGACGCAAACAGATCAGCTTAAAAGAAACAGCTGACTCTGAATCTATAATTGATCAGGGAGTGTTAATTCGCCGCGGTATAAAAAATGCCGGCTTAATGTATCACTTCGACGGTGTGTCTTGGAAGTTAAGCCAGCAAAAAACCACAGTAAATCAAAGTCCTCTATTTGATGTATTTGACAGCAACGGAGTTAGTTTTGCTGATCCAGATACATATCCAGTTAGCTCTTTTGTAGGAACAGAATTGTTGTCTTACAAAGTTGGAGACAGCGTTGTTGATACAGAATTAGGGTTTAGTCTAAGTTATCAAAAAATTGACAACGTAGGCGATATCTTGTTTAACTGGAATTGGGACAAAGATTCATTCTATTACACAATAGCTCAAACAAAATATAGTAAAAAGATATCAACTGGATTCTACAAATTTACCTTAGACAATTCCTATGCTAATTCTTGGGAAAAATTAAACGATAAATTTGCCCAGCCAATTATTGACAGTCAAGTAGTAGCATCGGTTACTAATCAGCTGACATTTGAATCGATTAATTGGTCGTTGTTAACTTCTGAACCTATTATTAGATTTTATGTAAATGGAAAGAAATATACAGGAGCATATTCTAGAGCTGGAAATGTGTTTACCTTTGATACCTCATTTAACGAAAAGGATTCAGTCAGCATTAAAATTATAACTGATCTTGATCCTGATCAAGGTTACTATGAAATTCCTGCAGGATTAGAAAAAAATCCTTTCAACGCAGATCTTACAGAATTTACTCTAGGGCAGGCAGTTGATCACATTACAACTTCAGTAGAATTTGATGATACATTCTCTGGAGTAATTCCCGGTGCGTCAAATCTAAGAGACCTTTCAGAATACAGATTTTTTGGAAAGCGTTTTTTAAAGCACTCAGGAGTTGCACCAGTTGCAATATCTTTGTTGTGTGATAAAAACGTTAACGTTTTCAAAGCTGTGCAATATGCCAACAAGGCATACACAATTTTTAAAAATAACTTTTTAAAGAGAGCCACAGAATTAGATTTTAATAATAATGTTCCAGATTTTGTTGACGACATTGTTTCTGATCTAGGAAGAGTAAAAACATCAGCAAGCCCGTTTGCAGACTCGGACGTTATTGGTAGTGGTGCATACAATCTTATAAAATATGTTGTTGAAGACGAAGGAATTAAAACATTTAGTCTTACTGAAAAATTTAGTCTAGCAGAATTAAGCAGAAAGGCAGTCTATGTTTATATCAACAGCGTACAGTTATTAAACGGTCAAGACTATGAGTTTGACCCTACATTCGGTTTTGTAAGAATTAAAGCTGACACAGTTATTGGTGATATTATTGAAATTAGAGAATATGTAACAACCTCAAGTTGTTTCATTCCTCCAACACCTACGTCTATGGGACTATACAAAAAATATACTCCAATGATGTTTGTTGACGATACTTACATATCACCAAGAGCAGTAATTCAAGGTCACGACGGAAGTTTAACACAGGCGTTTGGTGACTATAGAGATGATCTTTTATTAGAATTAGAATACAGAATTTATAACAATATAAAACAACAGTACGACACTTCAGTGTTTGATATCGATACTGTGGTTGGCGGTTATAACGGTGTAGGCACATATAACAAATCTCAGCTAGATGAAATTGTGGCTCAAAATTTTCTTAAGTGGATAATGAACACAAACATTGATTATATCAATAACGTCTACTTTGACAGTGAAAATTCTTTCACCTACACCTATACAAATATGGTGGATCCAACTGGAACACAAAATCTTCCAGGCCATTGGAGAGGTGTGTATCAGTGGTTCTATGATACAGATCGCCCACATCGTTGTCCTTGGGAGATGTTAGGATTTAGCGAAAAGCCAACTTGGTGGGAAAGTGAATACGGTCCAGCACCATATACAAGAAACAATGCAATCTTGTGGGAAGATTTATCAAACGGAATTATCCGTCAAGGTAGTCGTGCGGGGACCTATGATCGTTACAAGAGACCTACCCTGTTGTCTCATATTCCGACAGACGGTGACGGCAATCTGTTAAGTCCGTTAGACTCTGGTCTTGCTGGAAACTATACTTTAATCAATAACAGAGGCCCATTTAAACTAGGCGATATCGCTCCTGTGGAGTACGGATGGAGATCTAGTTCAGAGTGGCCATTTGCAGTAGTAATGGCAATGTGTCTGATGAGACCATTTGAATATATTACTGATCATCTTGACACTTCAAGAGTTGTTGCAAATCAATTAGGTCAGTCAGTTAATAAAGAATCTGGCTTGTTTACAAAATTAACAGATGTGTTAGATTTTACAGAAACTTCTCTTACATCTGGTCTTGTACAATACCTTGCAGGATATGTAAAATCTAAAGGGCTTGATTATTCTGTAATCACAGATACAGTTAAGAATTTAGATATTAGATTGTCTTCTAGATTATCTGGATTTGTTGATAAAGCTCAACAAAAATATCTACTTGATTCTAAGAGTCCGAGTAGTTCAAGCGGCACAGTATTTGTACCTCAAGAAAACTACGATATTATTTTTAACGTAAGTGCTCCAATTACAAACGTAACCTATAGTGGCGTTATATTAGAAAAAACTGACACCGGTTGGACAGTCAACGGCTATGACGATATTGCTCCATACTTTAATTACTATAAGGCAGTTCCTAATCAAAAGGATCCGCTGGTTTCTGTTGGTGGTATCAGCGAAAAGTTTGCTATATGGACTGGCGGCCAATCGTACATCAATGGTCAGCTAGTTAGATACAATGATGTTTATTACAGAGCCTTAAGAACACACGTCAGTGATGATACGTTTGATCTTTCATTCTGGGCTAAACTAAACAGCATACCTCAAGTAGGTGCAATAGAAGCTTTCCGTAGAAGAAACTTTAACACTCTTAAAATTCAAAAACTTAGTTATGGTACTAACTTAAGTACACGTCAAGACGTTGTTGATTTCTTATTAGGCTACGAAGTTTATTTGAAATCTATAGGTTTTGAATTTGACAACTACAATCCAGAAATGCAGGCCAACGAAGATTGGTTTACTTCTGTCAAAGAATTCTTATTCTGGACTAAGCAATCTTGGCCAGTTGGGTCTTTACTAACACTAAGCCCTGCGGCTAACAGATTAAAAATTAACGTGTCGGTAGGTGTTGCTGATAGCCTGTTAGACAGTTTCTATGATTATAACGTATTAAAGGGCGACGGCAAACCTTTATTGCCTAACTTTATAAACGTAAACAGAGAGTTTCAATCACTAACAGTTGAAACCACAGGTACTACTGAAGGTATCTATTATCTAAAACTATATTATGTTCTAAAAGAACACGTTGTGGTCTTTACAGATAAAACAGTATTCAACGATGTTATCTATGACAAGACTACTGGATATCGTCAAGAACGTATCAAGACACAAGGTTTTAGAACCACAGACTGGGACGGTGATTACACTAGCCCTGGCTTCTTATTTGATAATGTAAACATTGAAGCCTGGAAGCCTTGGACTGATTATAAGCTAGGTGACATTGTTGCCTACAGATCTTATAACTGGACCAGTTTGATGAATCAAAACGGATCAGAAAACTTTGACGAAACATTCTGGTCTAAATTAGATTCTACCCCAGAAAAACAATTAATACCAAACTTTGATTACAGAATTAATCAAATATACGATTACTACAATGTTGACTCACAAGGCATTGGAGAAGATCAACGTGACCTAGCAAGACACGCTCTTGGTTATCAGACTAGAGATTATCTACAAAATCTAGCAGAAGATCCAATTACTCAATTCCAGATGTACCAAGGCTTTATTAGAGAAAAAGGTACAGCTAATGCTATCACTAAGGTATTCGATAAGTTAAGTAGAACCACAGAATCAAGTATTGAAATTAATGAAGAGTGGGCGTTCCGCATTGGCCGTCTTGGCGGAGTTGATCAACTAAGCGAAGTAGAGTTTAACATTCTAAAACAAAACTTTGAATTAAATCCTCAACCTTTGTTAGTAACAGAATTCCAACCATCTGGCGACATTGATCAAAATTATAGAATTGTAAAATCTGATTTTACCATCGAACCAATTCCTTACACTACATCAATTAATCCAGTGTCGTATGATGCTGAGCCAGTTAAAACCGCAGGCTATGTAAACACAAATCACGTTGACTTTATCTTAAAGACTAGAGATGATTTATTGACTTTAGATATTAGTCAACTAAAAGAAAATAATCATATTTGGATTACTTTTGATTCGCCTTCTTGGAACGTTTTGAGATTTAATCAAAGCCCAGTTCTTGTCATTGAAAACATTGTTAAGACAAATCAAACAGTCACCGTTACATTATCTAGACGACACGATTTTGTTGTAGGGGATATTATTGGTATTCGTTCAGTTGTAAACTTAACAGGTTTCTTTAAAATCACCGCAGTTGATTTAACTTCTGTATCGATAGAAGTTTCTGCAGATGCTCAGACTCCTGAATGGGATATTAGTTCGGTGTTAGGAATCTATACATTAACAGAATGTAGATATTCGTCTTACGATGACACAGTTCCTCAGAAAGTATCGTTGTTAAAAAATGATTCTAAAATCTGGGTTGATAACAACGGCCAAGACATTTGGGAAGTTCTCAATAAAAAGATTCAATATACAGATCATAAAATTCAAGATTACGGAATTACTAGTCCCTTGTATGCAGGAACTAAGGTACTATATGATGACAAATTAAAACAGGTCATTGCTAGTATTCCTGGATCGGGATATGTAATGTGTTATGTTGAAGGCATCGATGGGTTAGAAATAAAACAAATTATTGCACCGCCTTCGGGATTTGAAGCCAACGTAGCAGGAACCTTTGGTTCTAAAATGGCATTGTCTCCAGACAGTAGATTCTTAATAATTACTAGCCCTGGAGCTAATAATGTTGCCAGCGATTTTATAGGAGAGTACTCTCCTACTAGATCTTACCTAGAAGGTGATGTAGTATTGTATGCTGGTAAATTATGGAAAGCAGTTAATGATGTAGCCGGCGACGGCAGTACCATTGATATCTCAACAGCTGATTGGACCACCGCAGTAAACATTCCAGCAACCCCAGTTGGTGGTGGCACAGGTTATACTGGCCAAGGTATGATTTCGATATACGAATATATAAATCAACAATGGGCAATACAAGATTCATTTGTTAGCCCTCGCCCATCTAATGCAGAATCTTTTGGTTCTGAAGTAGTTGTTGGAATAAGCGGCAGCAATTATTATATGGCTGTATCAGCTACTGGTTCTTTAGATAACAGAGGCCGTGTATATCTTTACATCTATGACAGCGAATGGAAACATCTAGAAAATCAAAACTACAAAGGAATTTACAGTTCTTCATCTTCTGTTTACTATCCTGCAGGATCTATTGTATGGTACAACAGTCAGCTATGGCAAGCAACATCTGACACCTACGGTGACGGAAGTACTATTAGCGTTGACAGCATAAATTGGCAACAATTAGATGCTGTGTCAACTCAGTGCTCGTTACCACAGAATATTTCACTAGATGACGACGGTTCTACACTAGCACTAGGATTAATCAGCGAAACTCAGTTAGCTGAGATGGTAAAGCAAGACGACCAGTTTGGTACTAGTCTTGCAATGAGCCGAGACGGCAGTATCTTAGTAGTAGGAGCACCAAACAGTGACGGTCAATATTTTGCCAACTATCGTGGCATTTGGAGACCGGACATCGAGTATGTTGAAGGTGATGTTGTTAAACACCAAGACAACTATTACAAATTAAATCAAAGAATAGACGAGCTAGACGGATCAACCACTAGAAGCTACAACGAAGTTCCTGAAGGTGCGCCTTGGGACATAGTAGGTGATAGTACTTCGGAATCTTCAGGAAAAGTCTACATCTATCAGCGTTCGTTATCTGGTACATATAATTTTGTACAGACTATCAATGCTGAATCAATGGTGCAGTTTAATGATATCGACTCAGGCGACATTATCAGCACAGGCGATAAGTTTGGATGGAGTTTAGACATTGACTACAGCGGCTCAACATTGGTTGTGTCAAGTCCTCTTGCAGATGTTAATTTACAAAACCAAGGTAGTGCTTATGTATTCCGTACCAGCGGATATGCTCCAGTAGAATATAGACTAAAACAAAAACTAGAAAGCTTTGAACAATATCCTAACGAATTCTTTGGTCAGAGTGTTCAGATTAGTCCTAACACTGAAAAAGTTGTAATCGGAGCTAAGAATACTCCGTTTGTAATTCCAACATTGTTTGATGTTACCGCAGCAACAACATTTGATAAACTAAGAACTAGATTTATTGAAAGCCAAGGCTACAGCGGAGCAGTATATGTGTTTGAACTCAAGGGGGATTCATATCTACTAGCAGAAAAACTAGAAACAGATTTTAAACCTTTTGAAAGTTTTGGCTACAGTGTTGATGTATCATCTTCGGCAATAGTAGTAGGTTCTCCTGACTGGAAAGATTCTACTACAGGATCTAAATTTGGTACTGTTAGATTGTTTAAGAAATCTAGCGATGTGTCTTCGTTGAATACCATTGCTCAACAAACTCCTGTAGTTGATATTAGTAAAATTAAAAGCATTTCGTTGTACGATACTACAAATAATTTTAAAATTCAAGATATCGATTATGTTGACCACGCTAAGTTAAAAATTCTTAATGTTGCAGAAAAAGAACTTAGATTTAAGACATCCTATGATCCTGCAATTTATTCAATAGGCACAGAAGATCAAGTTGTTGACGCCGGACAAAATTGGACAGGAAAATTTGTTGGGCAACTATGGTGGAATTTGTCTACAGCCAAGTGGAAATATTACGAACAAGCGGACCTAGCATATAGATTAGGTAATTGGAATGTTCTAGCTGAAGGTGCATCAGTTGATATCTGCGAGTGGGTTGAGACACCGTTGTTACCAAGCGAATGGGCCGCATTGGCAGACACCAACGAAGGTATAGCCAACGGTATTTCTGGACAACCTCTTTACCCTAATGATGATGTATATTCAGTTAAAGTCTTGTACAGTGCAATATCTGGCCAACCAACAGAAACTTTATATTACTATTGGGTAAAAAATAAAACTCTAGTTCCTGAAAATTCAACTAGAACACTTTCTGCAGCCGCAGTGGCTAATTTAATAACTAATCCGTCGTCTTCGGGCATTGCATTTATTTCTTTAATTGATCAAGATAAATTCTTAGCATATAACATTCCTTCGGTAATGAGTTCTGCAACCGCAGTAATGAATATACAGTTTAAGAAAAATCAAACAGATTTAAATCAAATACACAACGAGTATCAATTGCTGTCAGACGGAGTTGCAGATAGTCTACCATCTAAGAAGTTAGAAACTAAATGGTTTGACAGTTTGGTAGGTTACGACCAAGCAGGCAACAGGGTTCCAGATCTAGCGTTACCGGCTAAACAACGATATGGACTAAGTTTTAGACCTCGTCAAAGTATGTTTGTAAACAGACTTGCAGTGTTAAAAATTCTTGTTAATAATGTAAACACTGTGTTGCAACAAGAAGCATTTGCTGATACAATTAACTACGAAAATTTAAATCTAGTTGACCTTGCGCCAACTGAGGCCTTAAATCTCTACGATGTTACTGTAGACACTTATAGCGATCTTTCTGCAGTTGGTACTGTAAGAACAAGCTTCATTACAAATAAACATTGTTGATGGCGAATTAGACACTATTGATATTTTAGACTCTGGTGCTGGTTATAAAGTAGCACCGCCGATTGTTATTGACGGCGATGGCGTTGGCGCATCGGCAGAAGCTGTTTTAGACAACCAAGGTAGAATAGTTAGAATAAACATTACCTCTAGAGGAAAACGATACAATTCTGCTGTAGCATCAGCTAGACAGTTTAGTGTATTAGTTAAATCAGATTCAACCGCCAACGGATTCTGGAGCATTTATGCTTGGGATGACCAAAGAAAGAATTTCTTTAGAAGTGCATCGCAGGCATTTGATACTACTCGCTATTGGAATTACAGCGATTGGTATGCCGCAGGGTATGGCTCAGGTACTAGACTAACCAAAGAAATTATCAACGTTGCAGAAGAACCAACAATCTCAGTTCAACTAGGCGATGTAATTCAAATCAAAGAATACGCTAGCGGTGGTTGGGCTTGGTTTGAGAAGATTGCTGAAACAGGAAATACTTTCTTAGACAAATATAAAATGGTGGCTAGAAAATTAGGCACTATTCAATTAACTGACACTTTGTATAATATTAATTCTGCAGGTATTGGTTATGACAACGTATCTAGTTTTGATACTGGATTCTATGATATTGAAAATTCAAAAGAATTAAGAAATATCCTTACAGCAATTAAGGAAAACATCTTTGTTGGAAACTATGCTGTTGAATGGAATAAATTATTCTTTACTTGTATTAGATATGTATTCTCAGAGCAACTATATGTCGACTGGGCATTCAAGACCAGCTTCCTTACAGCTACACATAACATTGGCGCCTTAGAGCAAAAATTAAATTACAAAAATGATAATCTTGCCAGCTTCCAAGATTACATCAATGAAGTTAAGCCGTATAGAACCACTGTAAGACAATATGTAAGTAGATATAACACTACTGAGCCGTTAGGAATGGCAACAACAGACTTTGACCTGCCACCTACATTTTTAAAATCAGAAGGCAAAATTGTTCCGGTAACCGAACGTAACAGTCAAATTGACCAATATCCTTGGAAGTGGTGGAAAGACAATCTAGGATATTCTGTTGTAGATATTCAAATTGCCAATCCAGGCACTGAATATTCTACAGCTCCTCGAGTGGTAATTACCGGTGACGGCACTGGTGCTACTGCTCAAGCCTACATTTCAAATGGTCAAGTATCTGGAGTTAAGGTATTAACTTCGGGTTCCGGCTACACTCGTGCTCCAACAGTATCTTTAATTGGCGGCAACGCCACAGGCGCAACTCTAGCTAGAGCAGTGCCTATCTTAGGAGATAACAAAGCTCGAAGCTTTGATCTAACTGTTAAATTTGACAGGGTAGCTAAACACGGATACTACAGTTCGTTAACTCAATCTCAAACATTTACAGCAACTGGTTATACTGCTATTTTTGATCTAAATTATGCAGCAACTCGCGATAAGAGCAAGATTAAAATCTTGAAAAACGATCAAGTAGTGTTGACTAACGAATATGAAATTATTCTTTACACTTCTACCGTTGACACTTACAGCCTGTTAAAAGGAAAACTTCGATTTGTAGAAGTTCCAGCAACCGGTGATGTAATTACAGTTACCTATGAAAAGAATGATCAGTTGTTAGACAGCATCAACAGGATTGAAAAATATTATGCTCCAACTGCTGGAATGATCGGCAATGAATTGTCACAGCTAATGACAGGTATTGATTATGGCGGTGTTTCAATTCAAGGAACTACCTTTGATGTTACTGGTGGTTGGGATGCCTTACCCTGGTTCACAGACAACTGGGATTCAGTAGAAGCTAGTGCAGACTACTACCACTCTTGTGACGGAAGCACTACAGAAATTACATTACCTTATATTCCAGAAGATGGGCAAGTTATTACAGTTTATATTAAGCGTCAGGGAGAAATAAAAACTACTCGCATTGACGATCCTAACTACACTGACGCTTGGGATTCGTCAGTAGTAACAAACCCAGCGGCCCAAATGCCAACTTTTATTGGCGACGGATCTACTGCAACAATTGAAATTGGAAGATACATTTCAACGTTTGCGGGCGACACATTAATTTTTAGACCAATAGAAAGTGATGGATCGGTAACTATTAACGATCCTAATCTATTAGATACAAAAATTAGTGGTGGTTCTCTAAGTGCAATGAGCGGAGCATACGCTACTGCTACAGGGTTAACACCTGAAGAAATTGTTATCGAAGGAGGCAAGTTTATTGGTCCCGATCAAGTGCCCGCACCAGAAGAAAATATTCCAGGTCAGGTATTAGACAGCGTGTCTATTAAAGTGTTCCAGACTACTAAGACAGGCACTAGTGCTATTAAATCGTCAGTGTTAGTATCAGACGGTGTAACTAGATTCTTTGATATTGGTATTAATATTCTTGAACAAAAATCAGTGTTGGTCTATGTTGACAAAATTAAACAAACTGATTACGCTATTGACTTTACTACAAATGAAGTAGAATTCACAACACCACCTGCTGCTAATTCAATTATAGAAATAATTGCTATTAGTATTGGCGGTCTTGCATTGTTAGATTACAAAGAATATGAAGCAGATGGCAACACTAGTTTATTTTTAACAAATGCAAACTACTCAGATACTAGCTCAGTATTTGTCACGGTAAACGGTGAACAAACTGACGTAGGATTTATTAACAGTTCTGATGATTTTGAAATTACTGAAAAAACAGTAGTACAGTTTGGAATTAAGCCACCAAACAGAAGTATTGTTAAAATTATTTCTCTAGGTGCAAACTCTGATATTGATTCTACAGGATTATCGGTAGTTCGAGTAAACAAGCAAACTGTTACCTATGAAGGTAGCACAAGAAGTTTTGACCTTGATAATTTTGTAAACTTAGAACGTGCTTCTGCACTGTCTTCGATTATTGTTGAAGTTAACGGTACTGCTCTTCGAGGAGTTGACAGTATCAATGCAGTTTACGATGGTACTAACAATTCGTTTATATTAGGTACTGATCCATATGAACCATCTGGAACAATTTTACCTACAAATATTAGAGTGTTTGTAAATGAACAATTATTAACCTTCATTGAAGATTATACTTACGACGGTACTCTAAAAGAGCTGGTAATTCTAACATCTAGATTAACCAACGGTGATTTTATTCTTATAGAAAATGACTTCCGTACTGAATATTATATCGAAGGAAACAACATTGTAATTTCTGATAGTTACACTCTAGTAGATGAAGATCAAATAGAAATTACTTGGTTCTCTGAGTATCCTTCTTTACAAATGGTATCAGATGAATATGCCGGCGGCAAAGTCAACTATCGATTAGATTATACTCCTATAAGTATTGATTTTATTTGGGTGTATAAGAATGGTACTAGATTAACCGCAGATCAAGATTACTATGTTGACCTGCCAAGAAATGCTGTTTACCTAACAGAATCAACTATTGATACTGATTTAATTAAAATTGTATTGTTTGGTGATCAAACATACAAGGCGCCAGCTGCCTTTGAAATTTACAAAGATATGTTAAACGGATATCAATATCACAGATATTCTATTAATTCGGTGACCTTAACTAAGCAGTTAAATTACTACGATACTTCAATCGAAGTAAATGATGCTACGCCTTTAACAGAACCAATTTCTTCTAGAAATATTCCAGGCGTAGTACACATTAACGGAGAAAAAATAGAATATATGAGCAAGGTGGGTAACATATTATCTCAGCTACGCAGAGGTAGTTTTGGAACACCTATCGGCTCAAGCTATGCTGTTGGAACTCCGGTAGTTGATGTTGGCTATCAACACACTATACCTTACAATGAAAATCAAGATCGTGTAGATTTTATCAGCGACGGAAGCACAGTATTAATTGGGCCGTTGAACTACGTTCCTACCAAATCAACTAGAAGCAGCTGGTACCAAGGAAATATTCCTGCAAACTACGGTCCTTGCGATCAAGTAGAGGTCTTTGTTGCCGGCCGCAGACTGCGTAAAGATTCAATTACAGTCTATGACGAAACACTAGGAGCCAGCAGCCCGTATGCAGACAAGCAAATTGAAGCTGAGTTTGCAGTTAACGGTGCCGATTATTACATAAGATTAACACAGGCCGTTGCTGCTGGAACAAGAATTTCTGTAATTAGAAAAACCGGTCAGATATGGTACGAGCGAGGCACAAGTAATGCAAGCAAAGGCATTACTTTATTGGAAAATAACACTACAATCGCTAATTTCATAGCTCAGGGAGCTAGTGATTTGCCCGAATAAATATACTATGATGGAATTAAAAGAGACTAAAATGCCAGAAACAATCAACTCACAACAGCCCGCAAAGCAGCCTAATGAACAGGGCGGCTTTCATTTTGAAGGGCATATTAAAATATTTGACCCTATTTCTGGGGAAGTTTATAGAGACCAACGTAACGCAATTCATTACGAAAATATGTCAGTGGCTATGGTTCAAAGTTTAAGTAACCAAGGCCAAGGATTTATCTATGAAATGGTTTTTGGTACTGGCGGAACCAGTGTAGACCCTACAGGGCTTATCACTTATCTTACACCAAATACTATTGGTGTAAATTCTAGTCTTTATAATCAAACATATAACAAAGTAGTGGATGCAAACGCTGTAGAAAACACAGACCCTGTTCGTAATAAAATGGAAGTTCGCCACATCAGCGGTGCAACCTACAGTGATATTTTAATTAGTTGTTTGTTAGACTATGGTGAGCCTTTAGATCAAGAAGCGTTTGATAATAGCGTTGACCTAAGCGGTAACTTTGTCTTCGACGAACTAGGTCTAAAGAGCTACGATCCTAACGGATCTGGCAAACTACTCACCCACGTTATTTTCCACCCTGTGCAGAAATCACTAAACAGATTGATTCAAATTGATTATACAATTCGCTGCCAGAGCTTAACTGGATTCACTGAGGTCTAATAAATGCCATATATCGTAAATTTTACAGACAAAGACAATAAAAGTCCTATTACGGTATTTGACAATACTTCAAGTACAGATACCAGTTTAATTTTTCCAGGTCGTAACGTTACAGGCTATGGGCAAATCATTGCTGAAAACTTTCTACATATTCTAGAAAACTTTTCAAGCGGAGCAGCTCCAATTAACCCAGTAGAAGGTCAACTTTGGTATGACAGTACCAACGGCGTTCTTCAGTTGTGGGATAATACTAGTTGGAAGGCTGCATCAAATATTCAAAAGTCTGCAACTGAACCATCAGTTGAGACATCTAAAGTTGGTGAACTTTGGGTTGACACTACTAATCAACAGTTGAGAATCTATACAGGCACACGTTGGATTTTAGTTGGACCAAACGAAAGTTCTGTAGACGGACTACGATACGGTCCAGCTATTGAAAGAGTACCCGACTCTGACAACGTTGACCGTTCTATTTTAATTTTTTATATTGCAGACGTTCCTGTAATTATTTTCTCTAAGGATAGTTTTACTCCAAAGGTTGAAATTGCAGGATTTGTTACAGTTAAGTCCGGCATCAACATTAACATTCCAGCAACTTCTGCTGAAGTAGAAGATTTTGTTGGCGGCTATTTGCCTAAGTTATACGGAACAGCTACTAGTGCTGATGCTTTGATCATCAATGGTGCAGAAGTAGCCTCGGGTAAATTCTTAAGATCGGATACAGTTAATACCACTGATTATGGTTTCAACATACGAAGCAACACTGGTCTTACTTTAGGTGTTGATGGTACCTTTAACATCTCGTCTTCTCCTACCGCAGCTAAGATTTATAACTCTGCATCTGGTAGTTCTTTAGATCTTCAAGTTAACAGAAACGGTACTCCTAGTACTATTTTAAGAATTTTAGATAACAAAGTTGGTATTAACAAGGCCAGTCCTGACCAAGCACTAGATGTAGATGGTAACATTGGCCTAACTGGATCGTTGATTGTTTCTAACGAATCAGAAAGCACAAACTTAAACAACGGTAGTCTTAGAATTGCAGGCGGCGCTGCCATTGCAAAAAATTTACTAGTGGGAACAACATTAGATGTTTCTGGTACAACACAGGTTACTACATTGCAACCTAAAACCACTGACACCTATGACAACGGTACTTCGTTAAAACGATGGAACACCGTTAGAGCCAAGACTGTTATTGCTGACGAAATTCAAGGTGTATTGACTGGTAACATTAACGGTAACGCTAATACTGCTACTAACTTAAAAACAGTTACAACATTTCAATTAGCGGGCGACGTGGTTAGTCCAGCAATCCAGTTTGACGGGCAGGTCGGTAGCTATACTAAAATTTTTAACACAACGCTGACTGCTAATATTATTAACGGAAAACCTCTACCAGCTCCCAACGTATCTAAGTCCACTGATTTTATTCTAACTTACAGAGCTAGTGAATCAGCAGGTTCATCGTCTGGTCTTTTAAAACAAACAAGAGATACATTTGTTGGAGACCTTGGAATACCACTAGGCGGTATCATTCCCTACGCTGGTCAATCTGCACCTTATGGTTATCTTTTATGTGACGGTTCAGAGGTTGAAAAAACAAAGTATCCAGAATTGTACGATATAATCGGTACAACATATAACGGAACAACAGCTTTATTAGGTGTAAACACATTTAGACTTCCGGATCTTAGAGGAAGATTTGCTCTAGGTCGTGATAATATGGATAATGGTGTTACTGTTCCAAACTCGTTTGGCGGATATGTAGATGGAGGCGGAGGCACAGCTAGCCGAGTTCCAGACACTAAAGCTCAAATTTTAGGCGGTGATGCTGGTCAAAGTTCTGTAACATTGACACTAGGTAATTTACCAGAGCACAGCCATTCTTTAAATTACAATGGAGTTCAATATTCTGTTGTCAAATATGACACAGCTATTAATCCTCCTGCATCAACAGGCTTTGGTCCGACAGCACCTGGACAGATGCAATACTTACAAGATTCTGGAGGTATCAAAAAACCAGACCCAACATTTGCGTTGGGAACAGCAGTTGGTATTATGAACCCGTTCTTGACATTGAACTATATTATCCGTTCAGGTCCTCCAGCATTTACCACATCAACTTAATTGAGTAACTGAAATGGCCTATCAAATAAACAAAACAGACGGAACTATAGTAGCAACAGTGGCTGACGGCCAGGTTGATCAACTTAGCACGGATCTAACCCTAATAGGTAAAAACTACAGCGGGTTTGGCGAAGCGTTAAATGAAAATTTTATAAAATTATTAGAAAATTTTGCCAGTACATCTAGACCAACCCATCCTATTAGAGGACAGATTTGGTTTGATACTAGCGAATTAAAATTAAAAGTTTATAGCGGAACTGCTTTCCAACCAGTTAGTTCTGCAACAATTTCAAACTCGCAACCAAGTACATTAGGTGTTGGCGATCTTTGGTTTAACGATGTTGATCGTCAACTGTATTTCTTTGACGGTACAACTACAATTTTATTAGCGCCAGCTTACTCGGCTAGCCAAGGCGTTAGTGGTCTAAGAGTAGCAAGTATTCTTGACACACTAAACCAAACTAGAGTTATTACCTATCTATACAACAACGGAATTTTATTAGGAATATTTGCTAAAGACTCATTTACTCCTAAGAATGCCATTGACGGATTTACTGGCAGCATTGCACCAGGATTCAATGCTGGTAACCTAACCGGAATTAAATTTAATGTTACCTGTACCAACGCAGATAACCTAGGCGGTACAGAAGCAACAACATATGTTCGTAAAGATACTTCCAATGCTATCTCCGGACAATTAAGAATTACCACAGATTTAGGAATTGTTATTGGTTCTGCAGGACAGGCCAACTTAACAGTTAACACAGGTAACGTGTATCTATCAAACGCTGCATCTGACAAGAATTTAATTCTTAACGTTAGAAAAGGTATTAACCAAGAAGATGCTATTACAGTACTTGCCGACACTAGGGAAGTTAAATTTTATTCTGGATACTCTAACAGTGTTGTAACTGTTGGCGGCTCGTTGGTAATTTCTGGAGATTTAACAGTTGAAGGTACAACTACAACAGTTAACACAACAACAGTTACAGTTGAAGATAAAAATATTGAGTTAGCATCGGGTGCAGAAACAAATGCAGATGCTAACAACGGTGGTATAACACTAAAGGCGGGAGTTGATTCAGATAAAACTTTGATCTGGACAACCGCTAGTGCTGCTTGGAACAGTTCTGAACATATGAATCTTGCTAGTAGCAAGAGTTATAGAATCAACGGTATAGAAGTTTTAACAGAAAACTCATTAGGTGTTGGCATTACTAGCATTCCAGGTGTTACATCGTTTGGTAAACAAACAGTTATTAACGTGGGGCCTGGCTTAGTTGGTGATCCTGCATATCTAAGATTACAAAACAATCGAATTAGCACTCTATTAACTAACCAAGATCTTGAAATTGAACCTCAAGGTACTGGAAATATTTCGTTAATAGGAAGTCCAAAGATTGTAGGTATGGCAGATCCTACATCTGCCCAAGATGCGGCAACAAAAGAATATGTTGACAATACTATAGAAACTAGATCAATAGTATTAAGTATGGACTTGTCAGACGGTAAGCCAAACAGTTATATTGTTTCAAATATTCTTAATAATATTGCACCGGTAGCTGATTACCGTGATGGCACAATTGCACGTATTCTTTGCACCTTGTTAAGCAACTCAACAGTAAACCTTGATGTAAACCCATTGATTAATCAAAGTACTTCAACATTTAATACTCCAACTGGTACAGCACCTGCCGTAACCAACGTTGGTATTAACGTTGCTACAGTACCTGCACCTAGTGTAAGTACAACAAGGATTATTAAAGTATTCCAAATTATTGCCGGTGCCTGGAACCACGTTTCAGACACTGTGCTTCCACCATAATGAAATTCAGGAGCGGTTTAAATGGCTTATACAATTAACAAATACAGTGGTGTACAGTTAATAGTTCTAGAAGATGGAACTATTGATACGTCTACCAGTATAGGTCTTGTTGGCAGAAATTACACAGGATATGGCGAGGTACAAAATGAAAACTTTGTACATTTATTAGAAAACTTTGCCAACTCTAATCCGCCCGCAAGACCAATAGAAGGACAACTGTGGTTTAACACTACAAATAGTTTGTTGCACGTTTGGGATGATTCCAAGTGGGTAATTGTTGGCTCGGCTGTAGTATCTGAAACAGCACCAGAAGCTCCTCCGGCTGGAGCACTATGGTACAAAATGCCTTACAGAACAATGTATCTTTGGGATGGCGTTGAGTGGAAGTTCATTGGCCCAGAAACTGCTGAAGGATTTGGAACAACTAGGGCTCGATCTACAACATTAATTGATTCTGACGGAAATAACAATCCTGTAATTTTAATCGAAGTTAACGGAACAATTCTTGGGATTATTGCTAGTCGAGCATTTACACTAGCTCCGGCAACAGCTCCGGCAGGGTTTGGAACTTTAATTGCTGGTATTAATTTATTGTCGTTGATCGATATTAAAGGCAATCTACAAGGTCGTGCTGAAAGTGCTAACCGTTTTGAAAATGCAAGATTGATCAACGGTGTGGGGTTTGACGGTACTGCTGATGTTACTATTAGATCAAGTACTACAAATTATCTTGTTCGAGGCGAAGGCCTAACAGGTAACGACTTTGATGGCTCATCGCCAACAACTTGGGCTGTTGATGCATCTTCCAGTAATTTAATTGGCAAAGTAGTAATTAGAAACAGCAGCGGAGATTTTGCCGCAGGCACTATCACAGCAAACTTAGTCGGTAACGTACAAGGAAATGTTACATCTACTACTGGTACAAGTAGTTTTGATGTTGTATCAGCCAATAGATTTGTTGGCGCAACGCTAACTGGTAATGCGTTTTCAGCAACTAAATTAGAAACTGCAAGATTAATTAACGGTGTAACATTTGACGGAACTTCCAATGTTACTGTTCCTGCCGCAGCAAATACATTAACTGGAACGGTACTGGCTCCTAATGTTACAAATTCTTATCTAGAACACGTAGGAACATTGGCAGATCTAACCGTAGAAGCAGAAGGAATTTTAATTGGTTCAAAATTAAAATTAACAGCTACTGGAATGCCAACAGTTAGAAGCGAATCTGCAAACACTGGATTAGCTATAGATGTTGCTGATACTACAAGACCATCAGGCTTTGCCAACGTAACTTTAATTTCTAGTACAATTAGTCTAGCCGAAAGCGGCGAAAACAAACCGGCATTGATTCCGGGATTCGGCAATGATACAAACTTGGGTCATCAAACGTATAGATGGAAAACAGTCTGGGCTAATGAACTAAAAGGCAACGCTGATACAGCTACCTTGGCTACTAGGGCAACAAACATAGTCGGTGGCGCCGCCGGAGCAATTCCTTATCAAACAGCATCTAATACAACCACAATGCTTCCGTTAGGAAACAACGGACAATATCTAAGAGCTACATCCAGCGGATTAGTTTGGAGTAGTTTGGCCTTTGAAAAACTTCGTCCTGGATCTTATGTCAGCGGATCAGACTATGATACATCAGTTGATAGAACTTGGTCAGTTGATGCAACATCGGCTAACACTGCAAACAAAGTTGTAGCTAGAGATGCCAGCGGTGATTTTTACGCTGGCACAATATCAGCTAATTTAGTAGGACAGGTAACAGGTAATGCTTCAACTGCTACTAGATTACAAACACCTAGAACAATCAACGGTGTAAGTTTTGACGGTTCTGCAAACATCACGGTACAAGCTACTGATCCAACCAGAGTCGCTAAGACCGGCGATTCAATGAGCGGTTACTTAACATTAGTTGGCAACCCAGTTAGCGGATTACACGCTGCAACTAAGCAGTATGTTGATACATTTGCACAGCAGTTTACATTTACCTACGGCAATACAATTTACAGCCAGTCAGGCTACACTAATCAAGTAGGTAGTTGGAATAACGGTGCTAACTATTTTGATGTATTCCCCCCTTACGGCAAATCAATGAACCAACTACTTGCATTTATTCCTAGCATTGCGGTAATACATTATGCAGGCGGTGTAGACGGAAACGACTCTTTGAGATGTACTTGGAGTAATTTAGGTGACAGAATACGTGTTTATGTACAAAATACAGAACAAAGATCTACACCAGCAGCAAACTATCTAGCTATTTGGAGTTAACAGATGTATTACGTATGCGTAGAAAATAATAATGTTGTTAGTGTATTAAATTACAGACCGTCAGTTCCGTCATCAATTCTTGTTATTGAGATTGACGATGCTAAAGCTGCACAGTTACAGGCTCAAACCCATTATTTCAATGTTAGAACTCAACGAGTAGAACCAGTCGCCGGCGACCTAGCAGCACAAAAATCTAGAGAACTAACCAATGCTGAAAACAAAGAATTCTTAAACAGCACAGATTGGCAAGTATTAAGACATATCAGACAAAAAGCACTGAGCATCCAAACTACACTATCAGAAGCTCAGTACCTAGAATTAGAACAACAGCGTGAAGCGGCAGCTTCTAGAATCGTGTAAATATAAAATATTGCGGAGTTATATAAATGGCCTATCAAGTAAACAAATTTAATGGTACTTTCCTAGTAGCCGTAGAAGACGGTACCATAGACACTACTACAGATCTTAGATTTGTTGGTAAAAATTATGCCGGTTACGGTGAAGTGCAGAATGAAAATTATCTGCATTTGTTGGAAAACTTTGCCAACACATCGGCACCACCCAAAGTTATTACAGGCCAAATCTGGTATGACAGCGGTAATAAGAAATTAAAATTTTATGACGGGTCTAGATTCCGTGTTGCAGGCGGAGCAGAGACTGGTAGTTCAGCACCGTCTGGGTTAACTACAGGCGATTTTTGGTTCGATACCTCCGCAAAACAATTGTATACTTGGACCGGAACTGACTATGTATTGATTGGCCCAGCAGCAAGTCCAGACCTAGGAGCCAGTGCAGTTACAGCACAGGTTGTTAAAGATACATTAAACAATAATCACACTATTGTTAAAATGGTGTCAGGCGGTAAAACTATTGCTATTGTCAGCCAAGATGCATTTACTCTTAACAGCACTACAAACCCAATTGAAGATTTTTCACAGATCAAGAAAGGTGTTACATTAGTTAAAACAGGTACCACCGGAGTTACATCAGACGATCATTATTTTTGGGGAACAGCATCTAACGCTGCCAGATTAGGCGGCATTGAAGCTAGTAACTTTGTACAAAAAGGCAGCATTATATTTGACAACGAAATTAGATTTAAAGATCCAGGCTTCCAGCTAGGTGACAACAACGATCTAAGAGTACGTAAAGAAGCAGTCGACGGTATTGTCTTTGAAAACAGACTCGGAAACGACTTAACATTTAAGATCACAGTATCTGAATCGTCTCAGTTTAAACCTTTAATTATTAGATCATCGGGTGTAGTGCCTGGTGCTAATTTAACATTTGACCTTGGTACTACTTTATCTAAGTGGAACAACGTCTATGCTGGTACAGTTAACGCTAATCTTGTAGGCAACGTAACAGGTAATACAACTGGTACACATACAGGCAATTTGTTAGCTAGTGATACACAGGTACTAGTCAATGCATCTACTAAAGAAATTGGTTATGTTGGAGCAACTATCAAAGGTAACTTGTTTGGTTCAGTAGAAGGTAACTTAACTGGTATTGCAGACGATGCAACCAAACTAAACGGAATCGCTCCACAAGTAGCTATTCCTGGCGCAGTAGACAAGACATCAGTTCCAATTAGAGATGCCAGTGGTAATCTTTATGCTACACAATTTGTTGGTACAACTGACAAAGCAGATAGAATAAAGATCGACAATGCTGCTACAGATTCTAATCCATCATACAGATCAGCAAAAACTACAGCCACAGCTAATACTATTGCAGCTAGAGATTCAAGTGGTAATTTGTTAGCAGTATTATTTGACGGAACTGCAACAGCAGCTCGTTATGCTGACCTAGCAGAAAAATATCTGCCAGATGCAGACTAC